CGAGGATGTACGTGGTCCAATGTAAGTTCATGTAAGTCATAGGTTATTCCGCAATAAACACATGTGCATCCAAAGTGTTCTTTGATGCTGCGCCTCCAAAGGCGCTTTGCTTCAGAGGACGTCATGGTTATTAGGTTGTAAATGTAGTGATCAGGTGTAGGAAGTAACGGTGTCATGCGTACTTTTGGTTACGACGAGGTCTAGAACGATTCTTTTTAGGGCTTTCCAGCTTACCGCTGTTAGGTCCTGTATGAGATGCGTCTTTACCGTCACCGTTACCGTAGGTACCGAGTTTCCGATTCAGTTTGTTGGCTTTAGTTCTGATTTGTAGACCAGCATTGGTCTTATTGTATGCACGCTGCTGCTTTCGACGGCGAGCAGCGGCTTTAGGATTCGACTTGTAGTACTGTGAGGTTTTACCGCTTGCCATAGAGTCTGCTTTGTACGAGTTCTGGGTCAACTTGCGGCATTACACTAGCCAATTTAGACAGTGGGTTGCCGTCGTAAGCCACACCACTAATGTCATTTGTTTTGAGCCAGTCGCAAGCTGCTTTAAGATCTTGTGTAGTAGCTTCACCCGACTTAATGCGAGCAAGAAACTCCTTAGTAACAAGATTATGCAGCTCGTTAAACTGGTCTTCTGTAGCTTTTTTCTTAGCCATTACGAAGCACGATCTGGTCAAGTTTGTTTTCTATGCGTACCATGTGGTCTTCCATCCGGCTAATTAGATCGGACAACTCAGACTTCTTAACATAATCAGAAGCCACAGTAAGCTCGATACCGTCTAACCGGCGGTCAAGTGCGCTGATGCGTTCATGTACGCTATTTATTCGGTTGTGCAGCCTGCTGTTCAGTGCTGCTCCGCCCGCTATCGCTGCTATCGACAGGCTTACTAGAGCTTCGATCATTTTTTAGGGATACGATAGGGATAATGTCGTGACATAACACTTCTACCCGACTTCCAGGACGAAAGGTAAAACCAGCTTTCATAATTTCTGTGCATTTCATTGCACGAATCATCTCGTAGTTTAACCTCATCTTTTGTTCGTGTCGCTTAGCTATCTGTTTGCACAGCTCTATCATGCCGCCGTCAAGCGGTATCATAAAGGACATCTGCATACCGTAGTTGTTAGAACGGACGTATCCGTCAGCCTCGTACGGTATGGTATCGTTACCCATATAAAAGGGGCTAAACGTCATGGTAGATCCGTTACACGAACTGTTAGCACCAAATATCTGTCTACTTGGTGCACCGTTGTTTTGGAATTGCACTGCCTGGTTAGTCACGTTACCAGTTGCAGCGGCTACAGGATTAGAAGTATTCTGTACTTTAGGATCTTCTGCATACGCAGGTGTTATTGCGAGAAGATAGAGAGCGAGGTAGTGGTAGAAGTGGATTCGATGGTTTCTGTGATGTCGATCGTCTCTACAACGCCTGCGTCTCGTGTTGTGATTTCCAGAGAGAAAGGATCTCCAGCCGTAGTTACGGAAAATGTTGTACTGTCGCCAGCAATATCTGAGCTGGGAGTTACGTTTGAACCACTCCATGAGTTGTAATCACCACCAAAGACTTCAGTCTCGATAGTACGTTCAATGTCAATCGTGGTGGTGGTTGTCGATTGCATTGACCCCTGGGTAAACTGCGGGGTAACAGTTTGAGCTGATGCGGGTGCAGCCAACAGCAGCAACAGAAGTAGCTTTTTCATTCCTTTTTTTCGCGGGTAATTGAGAAAGTTGCTAGAGTGCCACTCAGAATTGATGCGACATAGGTAGGATCCATCTTCTCCATCCAGCCTGCATAGCTTGCAGTTAGGAGTCCGGCGGACCAGACAAGGACGACGAATTTGATGAATCCTTCCGTTTTGTTATTTTTGTCCATGCTTGTTTAAGGATGGGCTTCATTACATTTACAGTCCACTTAAAGACTGCGGTTGCTGTAAGGGTGGCTGCAACAGACACGGTGGCAGTAGTACCAGCCGTGACAAGTATTTCGTTAGACGGTAGAGGCATAGTTACATCCGTAAATGGGATGTCTACCTCTCGTGTGTCTTGAGGAATATCCGGTAACTTGACCGGAGGAGGTTTAGGTTTTGGTTTTTCTTTGTCGGATTCTGTTGTTCCTTTGACTCCCGGAGGTGGCCGAAGGTCGCTAGGAGGCACCACAAGCGGCTTGTACGAGGGCAAATCCGCTCGTGGGACATCTAGTACCGGACGGGGTAGAAGAAGGGGCTCAGGGAGCCGCAGAGAAGGTAGTACCGGCGGCTCTCCTAAGTCCATTACTCAAGTTCAGAAATGTCAAGAGTACCGCTACTAGCTTTAGCACGGATGCTAGATCCAGCAGGTACTTCAAGTTCAAGTCGTTCGTTAGCTTTGATAGCATGGTTTACCTGACGGCTTTGGTAGGTAGCAGTCAAAGTAAATGCAGTATTAACTACTTTACGTTCCAAAGTGATAACATCACCAGAAACAGTAACATCAACCAAACCAGCAATCGTTGTATCAGCCAGAAGATCGTCTTTAATTTCTGAAGCGGTGGTAGCAGAGCTTGCAGAAGTTACAGTGTAGTCTTCGTTGTTGCTTGCGACAGAAATACGCAAAACATCACCAACACCAAAAGCACCTGCAGTAGTAATGGTTTTTTTCTCTTTTACGCCAGATGCAGCTGCGGTAACTGTAGCAACAGTCAAAGTACCCTCAGGACCAGGTACTACATTAAAGTCCATGGCCGCAGATGCGAGGATACTAACCTTTGCACATCCTCCAGACAAAGCCTGCACAGCACCAGCGCTAGTTGCAGTCAAAGCATGGGAAGTAGTAGTAAATTTCATTTGTTAGGAAAAAGTCCGTTACGAATAAACTCAACAGCCTTGTCATCGACATCGTTGTCGGTAGACTCAGCCAGTTTGGTCAGCATGTCTACGATGAGCAGCTTGACCTTTTCAGATTGAAGAAAAGAAAACAGGATTGGACGGATAAGGGTAATCATGATTAGCTCCAGGGTGTACCAGTGCCTTTAGTAGGCGTACGTTGTTCGTCAATTTGTGCTTGCAGTGCAGCTTGAATTTCAGTGACCTTTTCGTCACCACCAAGAGCAGTCTTTACCCATTCAATTACACCAGCCTCAGTGAGATCGGCATAAGGGATAACGGTGTCGCCTTCAGCAGGTGCCTCAAGACCAACAGAACCGTATGCACCGCTAGAATAGGTATCATCAGCGGCAGACACGGTATAATGAACAGTACCCACAATGCCGTCTGCAACGGTGCGATCAAGGGTAGAAACGGACCAAGTGAAAGTAGTAGACATTTTAGTTAATAAAAAGTGTTATATAAAAAAGAAAGCCCCGACTAGCGGGGCAGATGTAATCAGCGGACAAGCCACTCCTCAACAGTGTCGCTGACATCTCGCATCTTGATCCAGCGAGTGCCAATAACTTGGCCTTTACGGATACGCAGCTTGCCCATCAGGCCAACCGTGTCCCACTCAGGGCGATCTTCACGGGTGACATATTCGGTGTCAGGGTTGTAGTCAGGATTCAGCTTGCGACGTTGTTGAACAACAGTGTTTCCATCATCATCCTCAACCTCATAGTCCTCTTGGATGTAGGTGCCGTAGTCATCACGAAGATACTTGCCCTTCCAACGGTCAATGTCTGCATCACCAACAACACTGGGATTACCAGAAATAACGCCGATGGGTTCCTCACCAGCAACAGCTTGACGAATTTTGTCGCCGTCTAAAACAACGCTGATGCCACGGCGATCTTCTGCCTTTGCGTTGCCATCAGACCATTCAAAGAATTCAGCGTAGTCAGCACCACCACCGTTCCAAGAGCCGTCTGCGTAGGCGTTTCCGTCACCACGGAGAACAAAATCAGTGTCACTTGCATTATTTGCAGCAAGTTTTATATACTGAAAAGCACTGTTCGATGTTCTTGATACATATCCAAATATCAGTGAGTTGGTAAGGCCAGCGTTAGTATTTCTCATGACCTGCACAGTGTCGTTATCGCTGGCACTTACGGATAAAGACGCACCAGCGTTGTAATAACTTCCGTCATGAGCCATCGAAACTCTGCCATTACCGTCGATCCGCATCCGCTCGTTATCACCTGTGCCGGTATTAAATACTATTGCGGCAGTGTTGCCACAATCGATACTTGCTTTTCTGTTTCCTGATGTGCTTACCCAGCCAATCCGGCCATCATCACCAGAGCTTTCTTGGAATGTTAAGCGGTAAAAGAGGTTGCTTGATTTGCCGATGCCAACATTCCCAGAGCTGTCAATACGCATCCTCTCGTCAGCTGACGTGCTGAACACCATGGCATCGTTATTGTGTTGATATTCAACAATTCCTCGATAACCACCAGTGTCGTTAGTGGTTGTATCGGCAAAAACAATGCCGCCAAAGCCACTCGTAGAGCTTGTTATTGATACATATGTTTGGCTTCGATCTGTTTTACCAACTTGTAAAAGCCTGTCGCCATGAACAGAACCTGTGTCTGATCCAATAAGCAATTTGCCATCGCTACCTAGGCGCATCCGCTCGGTCGGTGATGTACTTCCACTCGCAGTTGTGCTAAACCGAAGCACTCCAGGCAAGCTGGTTGACGATGTACTACCATCAGATGCACAAATAATCATTCCATAATATTTATTAAAATCACTACCAGTGGCAAAGCGAAGTTCACCGATTGAACCGCTTGGGTTAGTACCAGTTCGGGTAATAGCAACTATGCCTGAATCGTTAGCGTCATTGGATCTACCCTGAAATGCAGCGATAGGTTCACCACTGCTACTAGACGTTCCAACCAACAACCGCCCAGAGCTGTCGAGCCGCATCCGTTCCGTCGTGCCCGTTCCTCCGCCGTTTGTAGAAAATATGAGCCTTCCCGGCATGTTTGCACTTCCAGGAGTGCCGTCAATTTGACATTCAATATCAGCAGCAGCCACCATCTTGCTGCCATCTGAACCTTGAAAAGCAAACTCCCCTATTTGGTCGTTATTTTGGACAACAACATTTGAACCTGCAGAAGTTCCACGCGATTTGCTTATAGCAAAACCTGCAGGGTTTCCATCATTTGAATTACGAACAATATTTGCAAAAGCTGTAACAAAGCTGGTGCCTTCAATCTGAAACTGTGCATTCACGCCACTTGCGTTGTTGAAGTTTCCACCTCTAGAGCTGGACGTTCCCACGAGAAGCCTGCCCGAGCTGTCGATTCGCATTTGCTCGGTGTTATTAGTAGCAAAGCGAATAGGCTTGTCAGCTGTATGCCAAATCTGGGCTTGCTCTTGACCATCAAATCCAACAAAAAAACCGTTAGAAACGTCAGCGCTTGAGAACCTTACATTGGCTGCGCCGCTATTTGTCTCATGGATATGCAATTGATCTCCAGGCGACGTGGTGTTGATGCCAATTTTGGTGCCAACATAAACACTACCTCTAACGTCTAATTTTTGAGTAGGCGATGTCGTTCCAATGCCAACATTTCCCGAGCTGTCGATGCGTACTCTTTCATTAGAACCGGCACGAAGACGCATGTCATCGCCAACCGCACCAACCATGACAGCGGTGTCAGTTGTTGAGTTATCTCTAATTTGAATCCAAGCGTTTGCGTCAGTGGACTCAAAGTCCGCAACTACATCAGTAGTGCCAGATTTTGCGTGCAAAGTTGCACTAGGCGACGTCGCTCCAATGCCAACTTTCCCAGAGCTGTCGATCCGCATCCGCTCGTTTGACAAATCGCTAAAGATTAAATTACTCGATCCATCACCGTAAACTAAAGCCGCCTCGTTATCTAGTTTGATAACAGACTTGCCTCCTGATCCTGACGCTGAGTTTTTAACCAAAATTGCAGCGTCATCGTCAGCGTGGAAGTTAGAATCGTGAATGTTATTTTGTTGCACAACCAAATGTGTGCCTGGGTTTGTAATACCAATGCCGACAGTTCCATCCAGTACAATGTTACCAGTACCGTTTGGCTCAATCTCAACATTACCATTACTGACACTTACAATTTTCTTACCGTTGACATCTAGGTCACCACCCAGTTGCGGTGTCAGGTCAGACAGCAAGTTAAACGCAATAGAACCTTCAGGAATGGTAACGAAACCAAGCTGTTGGTCTACCTCAAAGAACGGGTCATCGGTCTGGTTACCACCAATAGTAAACTTACCGTTGTGGTCAGTTGTAGCAGTCCAAATCTTACCGTTGTTAAGTTCAATTTTTTGGTTAGCCTCTACAGGCACACCACCGTTTTCAGGCAATGCATTGTAGTCTGTACCGCTACCAACATATTCCATCGTGTGACCGCTAGAAGCAATCATCGAACGAAGGTAGAAGTTTACAGTATCAGCATCGGAAATAGCGCCGTCAAGACCGAGGTTAGTACTACGGTTGCTAGAATCAGGACGGCTGACTTCTACGGTCCAGCCACTGCCGTTTGCAGTTGCAGACAGAATGGGATAGATAACGCTGTTAACCTCAACCAGCATGTTAGTTGCAGGACGTTCAGCATCGCCAAACCACGCTTCACTACCGCCATACAGGTCATCACCTGCAGTAGGTGCGTCGATGTTAAAGGTAGTATCACCGTCGCTAGCATCGCTGTCAACAGTAGATGTAAAGATAGGATTAGGAGACTTACCGTCAGCAATCAAAGCAAACCGACCAAAGTCAGTGGTTGATGCAGCAAGGTTAGCCTGACCACCGTTAATACACGTAATGTGTGCGTGGTTAAAGAACGCATAGCTGCTGGTAGCTTGCATGTAACCATTGTTGGTAACAAGAATACCAGGACCATCCAATGCGGTATGGGTGTAGCTGTCACACACCATTGAACGCAGCGGACTAGCAGTAGCAGGAACGCTACCGTCAACCAAGATACCACCACCAGTAGGAGCAGAGTCAAGGTCACCAGCCGCACCCTCGCCAGGAGTGTGTGGAGTGAACGTTACGTTGTTGATCTGGCTGTCACTAAAGTTCGTACAGTTTTGGATGTACGGAGACTTTTTGATAACAGCGTTCGGGTAAAACGCAAAGTTCCAACCTTGGTTAGGCGGCAAACCACGTGTAGAATCTGTGTAATAAGATCCAGTATCACCACGTGTACCACTAGCCTTCATACCCGTAAGGGTAAGGTTTTGGAAGTATGAACCGCTGTTAACGCGGAACATGGTCTGCAGTTCCTGGGAGTGCGGAGTATCTACATCGTAGCTGGCTTGGTCAGCAGTTGGGATCTTCGGGTGAATAATACACGTACGCAGTGACTGACCAATGATGCCAATGTCATTCTTTTCAATGTCAAGTGGCAACGTCTCAGCATAGATACCAGGTGCAACAGAGACGATGCTGCCATCACCATCAGAGTCACCATTGATGTCTGACAGAGCAGCAGCGATGGTTTTCTTAGGACGGCTGATACGGTGTCCATCGTTGCTGTCGTCGCCGCTAGAAGCGTCAACGTAAACAACTTTAGGTTGGTTAGTAAAGGTACCGCCAGAAGTAATGGAGGTCCAGTTAGAACCAGTCCAAACAGAAAGAGTCAGGTCGTCGTTAGGGTCAACCCATACCTGACCAATACCAACACCATCAGTATTGGTTGGTGCATCGTTTTGGTAGTAGTTGTTGAACCTACGGGTCAGAGCCTTAGCAGTAAAGACCTGATCGTCGGTACCTACAAGGTCAGAGTCTGCCTCTTGTTCGGACAGAACAACCTTGTCAGAATCTTTGATACGATCAAGGTCAACAGAGTTAGCACCAATACCGAGGGTTACTTGACCACCAGTGGCAGATTTAGTAAGACCTGTGCTATCAATAAGGACATCACCTTCAATAGCCGTGTCAATCTTAGAATCAATACGGTTATCAACGGCTGCTGTGGTAGCAATAGTGGTGTCGTTATCCGGCCAAGACTCACCACTTGTGATGGTTTCAGTGCCATCGTCAAAGTAGTTATCCTCCAGGTACTGCTTGGTAACAGCATCTTGTGCGTTAACAGGATCAGCCATATCGGTAATCCTGTTACTGTTCATATCGACGTTAGTGTCGAACTCACCATCAGACTTAGTGACAAACTGGTCTTCAAGTTCTTGTGCAGAGTACAGTACCTGCAAGAAATCATCATTAAGGTCCTGAGCACGGATGGCAGAGCCCGCAAAAAATTCATTGCGAACTCCACTATCAATGTCCGTATCCCTAAAGATCCTTACGTTATTAACACCTGTTGGAGGTGCAGTAGTAAACGTAATCTCAGTAAGAGTTGAAAACGTGTAATCAGTGTCTTGAGTTTTTAAGGTACCTCCGACAGAAACTTTAACGTCGGATTCCTCTAGATATTCAAATGGAATTGTAAAGGTGACGTCAGAGTTGTCACCATTGTAAAATACTTCAGTTGTAGCCATTACACATTTTAGATGTCAAAGGTTACGGGTGGTTATTTGTTAGTCATGGTTTGTACGTCAAACCTGGGTGCTTGACCCATACGTTGATCCACTACGTTTCTACCAGCTTGGTAAATACGTTCTTGCAGATCATCCTGCATTTCTTGCGGTAACCGAAGTTCTGCAAGTTTCTTAGCCTGACGTGCAGCCGCGTCAATGTTAATGTAAAGGTTGTCAAACACCTTCTCGTCGATGTCTTTACCATCCTTTAGTCGAAGACCATGGATAGTATCGACCCACTGATCGGCGTCGTAAATCTTCATGTAGTGAGCAATGCGGTCTCTAAAGTAACCATCCTCACCCATAATTTCAAACAACTTAGCCTTTTCCTCAGCCGTGTACTTAACACCGTTTTCTGCCACGTTAAACACGGGACGGGTGTCGTACTCAATCTTCATAAGGAAGTTAGCCTCAGGACGGTCTTTGCCTTCAAAGATCTTCATAGGCATGGTAGCGTTCCAGGCACGGATCCATGGGTTTTCTGCATAGCCAACTTTGTCACCGTAAAGCCAGTCTTTAAGTTGGGGCAGTGCACCTTCAGGATCGACAATGTCTGCTACACCGTTTTTGTTACGGATGTGAGTAAACAGCTCGTTTTCTACTACCCGCATACCGGGAGCGATGATTCTACCAAGGTCACGTCGCACACCATGAAGCGGTGCCATAGGACTGATAAAGTTAGCAGCCCAGCGAGTGCGAGCACCACCGTCGCCACGAAGGACGTCGAACATAGGCTCAAGACCAGCAAACATATCTCGGCTAGTCAACGAAGCAGCTAGCACAAAGCTAGCTTTTTCAAGGAACTGGTCTGGCTCACTGACGCTAGTAAAGTTATCCATGACGTCAACAGTAAATGCCATCCAGTCGCCAACAGGACCAAGCCAGTCGTAGCTGTGCCAGTTACCATCATCATCCATGAATGTTTTCTTTTGATACTCACCGGCTTCTGCACGAACGCTTTGGCGGCCTGGGTCAAAGTGACCGTTACCACGAATCCTGCCTTGCAGGAACATACCAAAGGCAGCCATGATCGCAGCGGTGCCAATAGCTTTTTTACCACGCAGCTCAGCACGAAGACCGTCAAACTCAGCCTGTGTGGCTTTAAGCCCGCGAGGCTTCATAAGCTTTTCTAGCTCGTCTGCGGTAAACCCTTCCATCGGTGTGTTAAATACAATCTTTCTGTAATCATCCATAAAAGCGGTGATTGGACTGTATGTACCAAAAGTAGACACAACGTTAGCACTGGTCTTAGGGAACAGCACAAACGGTTTCATCCAAGGGTTTTTCTTAATAAGATTGGTAAACGCTCGGACACGCGGAGTGTCAAGGTTAAGTGCAATCTCAGAAGTTGCGTAGTCAACGTAGTCATTTTTGATCAGACCCTTAGTGTCAAACATGGAGTCGTAATACTCCTTTGACTTAGCCTTAAAGGCTTCGGGTGTCATCTCAAGACCTTCGTCGATAAAGTCGTCGTAAGCCAGCATACGGGCTCGACCGTTAGCCATCACAGCACGGGTAAATCCGTCAAACGCTGACATGGCGTTAGCACCAAATCTAAGGATAGGGTTGTTGCCAACAGCTTCTAAAGTCTCTGCAATCTCTAGCAGAGCAGCTGGACCATCTTCACCACGCTTAGATGCTGCATCAGCATAAGCCCGAAGAAGATCCATTGATTCTGAATTACGCACCGCCAGGTCGTCACGGACCATATAGCTTACGCTGTTCGGATCCTTAGACGCCATGGTAAACACTTTGCCCATGTGCTTAGTGCCTTTGACAAAAGAATCAAGGACACCAGCGTAGGCAGCAAAACCACGTTTAACTTGACGTAGATCACCGCTAAGAATTGCACCACCAAGGTGAGCAGTAGGTTTAGCGATCATACCGCCAACGTTACCAAACAACGCCTTCAATGGCGTGCTAGCTGACGTAAGGATAGAGTTGTAGTAGTTAGAATACAAACCCTGGACAATAGCGTTAGGAATGTCAGGATGTTTGTCGTACACTGCTTTTTGAATAGCAGGCAGACTTTCTTTAATGTACAGGTTAAGTTTACCCATGGTGTTGATGTCACCATCGGAGAACTCATAGGCAAGTCTAAGGGGATCAAAGAACTCAGGACGTTCTTCTGCAACAGCCTTCAGTGTATTTACAAACCGCTGTGCTTCTGTTGCTTGTTCAGCAGCCAGGTCGTCAGCAGTCTTAGCAGCTTCACGAGCTGCATCTGCAATAGCCTCAACGCTGTTAGGATTACGCTTCCAGGTGTTGAGGAAGTTCAGTTTCTGACCACGCATTGATTTAGCCAAACCAGTCTCCATAAGGAGATAGCCCAGTCGGTCAAAAATACGCTCTTGTGCCTGTTTAACAGCAAGAGTGCCTTCCATGTTACGTGCCTGTTCAGCAATGTCAGAAACCTGACCAGCCAGAGAAGTTGTCAAATATGCCTGTGCTTTTTCAGCATCCATATTGACATAGTCATCAAGATATTTCTTGATTGCCTTCATACCAGCATTGACACCTTCGTCAGTCAGGACAGCAGTCTTTTGACCAAGCCGTGTGTATTCTTCTTTGAACTCACCGAGCATAAGCTTGAGCCAGCCAGGGTCAGCCTGTGGATCAGAAAGCAGCTCAGCTAGACGTGTGCCAGCCTCGTCAATCTCTTTAAATCCAATCTTAGCTCCGTCAGGCAAGAAAGCGTCATACTCACCAGCTTTGCGGATCTGTTCTTTAACTGCGTCAACAATAGACCGCTTAGGCAGTTGATCTGCCTCTAGTCCATATTTAAGTGCAGCTTCAGAAACCAGGCTACGCAGTCTGCCGAATACAGTGCCTTGGTTGTTCTGGATACGTACGGCATCTACACCAGCCCCTACAACGCCCATGTCGTCCACGGTACGTGTGCCAACCTCATCAGGATGGAAAACGTCGTGTACGCCCTTTGTAGCCTCTTCTGGAGCAGGGTTCTTAGACAATGCAAGCTCACCAATCTCATTTAAAGATTCTTCTGTTTTAGCAGCAGCGGCTTCCATGTTATCCATGAACGCCTTAGGATCGACATCCTCTTCAGCTCGTGCAAATGCTTTGGCTGCAGACTCATCCTTAAATACGTAGTCAGTTACGCTACGTGTACCACGGATAGCA